AGAGTAGGCTTTGGCCCTAGTTCATCTGGTTTGGTCTCAGATGTACTTGCTAGCTTCTTCTCTAGTTCTCGGTTTTCACGCTGTAATTCACGATTAGTTTTACGCAGTTCTTTCACCCATTCGGGTGCTGGTTCTTCAGCGGGTGGAGCATCACCGCCAATGGTCACAATCACTTCGTCATCTTCTTGTTCTTCTGTAATTTCCGGCTCTACAACTTCCTCAGCCGGTAATTCTTCTGCAACAATCGATTCGTCAATGATGTTTTCATCATCTTCCATTTATATTTCCCCGTCTTAACTCACGCATTGGCGGCTGCGCGGTAGCCGTTTTATTTAAAGCGGTTGATTGCCGAATTCTTTGATAATCTGCATAGCGTTGGTTTTCTCAGCATTATCAACATCAGCGAGTGTTTTGATTGTATTGGCTTTTGTTTCAGTCGCTTTTGCAACTGTTAGCACTGTATCAGCACGGGCTTTAACTGCTTTCGCATCAGCTTCACGCGCTGCTGATTGTAAAAATTCTGTATTAGCGTCTGGCTCTTTGGTTTCTTCAGCCTTCGCCATCTCTGCGGCTTCTTCTTCGCTCGGGTCAACAACGCCCATGGTTAATAGCTTCTTGCGGAAATAGCCACGCACGTCTTTAATGCCTTCGCCCTCCATGTTCATCATTGTCATTGCTGACAACACTTGCATGGTCTCTGGGTCTTGCGTGATCTGCATCATGCCAGTTAAAGCCCTAACCGTAGCTTGTCGCTTACTGCTAGATGACGGCCCAACGTCAACAACCACATCAAAGTCAGCCTTGGATAAGTCGTTATCTAATCCAGTAACACCCTTGCTATCAATACCTGGCCGCATCAATTCTATTGTGCTTGCCTCATTGCTATTGTCGATGCCTTTCATCTTTCGCCCAGTCTCGACGTAGACATCCTTAGCCATGCTTAGCCAGATATCACCCGCTCTACGCACGCCTTTAGCAAAATTGGACATATAGATAAAGGTTTGCATATCCAAGCGCTGTTGAATCAACTCAACAGCCTTACCGCTGATATTAGATACAATCTCATCACCACCATCTTGATTTCCAAGCATATCTTTTAAATCTTGCTCAGTAATTTGGAGTAGAGCAGCCATCGCTGGCGGAATCATTGGCGGTTTTGTATAACCAATTGGACCAGTTGCCATCATCTGCCCATTCGCGTCTGTGATCGGGTTAACAAGCAAATACGGGTAGTTAGATATATTGTCATCTGCCCACATTTTTTGATGCCCAGCTATCTGTTCAGGCATGAGTATTGGCTTTTCAGTGCTCGATAATGCCGACAACTCAGCAAGCTTTGACCGCTGCATATTTGCCAATCTTTGAGCATCTTTAGAGCCACGCACATGACCAGCACAACGTTCGATGCCATCTATAAACCAGCGTTTACCGTACACCGGAACGATAGGGATATGCTTGCCAGCTATAATGCCGCAATCTTCAAGCACTTTCAAACCTGACATTATGTATTTGTGGACTTTAACACGCCTAACTTTCTTCTCTCGATCTCGCTTAGTGCCTACAGCTTCTAGCTGATCAAATAATTCAGGATCATCTATAAAATCCTGCTCAGTGTAACGCTCTTCTGTGCCATCCAACGTTACAAACACATATACCGTTTCTTTGTGCTCTTCAACTTTGTAGTATTCAGCAACATAAACAGCATCTTCAGTTACCCAGTCAAATTCTGACTGTGTTATAGCTTTATCCCATGTGCTCGGATCATCGCCCCATTCTTCAATGTAAGCATCTTCAGTCATCGCAGTGAGTACAAAGCAATGCTTAGCATCTGCCTTATCTTGCCGTTTTGCGTTTAAGTCAAAGTAAACACAGCTATCAGCATCAAAAATAGGCTCAATATTGATGCGCTGTCGTTCATCTTCGTCGTCATCTTCATTTTCGTAGCATGTGCGCATTCGCCACGCACCAAATCCACCGCCGACAGCTTCTTCAAAAGCATTGTCATACGCTTCTTCAGCGCCAGAGTCTTGCTCATCTGCGCGATACAGCTTATTGCATGTATCTGATAGCTTGTCTTCACCACCATCTTTGCTAATGAAGTCAACAGTAATCCTGTTATTGCGATACTCATTGATAATACGAGTCACAGCCAGCGCGATCTTGTTTACTTCAAGCTTTGGCTTATTCGCAAACTGCTCACCTAAACTGCCTTCCCATTGCGCACCTGCAATCGAGTAAAAGCGCCGATCTTGTAGGCTTTGCATACGCCCATCGCGCACAGCTGACTGTATATCGTCAAACTGCTGCTTGGCTATTGTATGTATCTTTCTTAAGTTGTCCATTGCTACCATTTGTTAGATATTGGAATAACTGTTACTGCCGGTTTAGCTTTGCCAATCTTAGATTTCTGTATTGCAAAGCGACGCATCATCCATGCATATCGCACAGCTGATAAAATATCATCTTGCACTTTGACTACTTTGCCGTTCTCGTCGCGATGATAGTTAAGTTTTTCTTCAAAAAATCCGGACAGATGCGAGAACACACGGAATTTACCGTCATCCATCGCGCGATATAATTCAACCAAACCTTGCTCAACACTCACCCCACCTGTTAACCAAGTCGCGTGATCCGCTAGCATTTTCCAGCCCTCGTCAACATACGAGGCTTTCTGCTCTTCCCCTGAGCCTTTCTCATGTTGCAATCCGTCGCTTGGCCATGCCGTCGGAACATCTTTAGCCCATGCCTTGACTTGCGCCCAAGCTTCATAGGGTTTTTTTCTCGATTCTTTCCAGGCGTGCGCGAGATAAACAATATCCGCGTCTTTATCCCACCACAATTGCACGTGGGCCTGCGGATGATCCCAACCAAAGTCCATACCGTTGATGATAAAAAAATGATCTGGGCACTCAAAAGACTGACATTTTATTTTATCGTCTGCTATGTCGAATATTAATCCAGCACCAAGAAGCGGCTCACCGCGACTACGCATATCACGTTGCCATGCAGGATATGATTCAAGCAGCCTTTTTTTAGTCTCTGCTGATAGATGAGGAGCATCGTCCCAAGTCGCACGCTGTAGATAATCCGATGACCCTGGGCTATCCATAAACTGCACAACTAACTCTGTTCGCCCGTTCTCCGGGGTGAATGTCAGCACACCGCGACCGCCTCGGCCTTTATCACCATTAATCGTGCGCGTTAGCACTTGGGGATATATGCTCTTATCACGCGGCTCTTCATCAATGTGATACCAGTCTACAACGTCACCCATCAATGCATGTTGACCTTGTGAGTACGACCAGAATTGACATATCGATTGGCCGCCAAATTTACTTTTAACTGCTACTTCTCTAACTGCACCCGACGTGCCAGGCATCGACTTATAGCCAATTATGTCAGAGGCTTTAATGTAGCCACCTTCAAACTTCGTGCCGTTGAGCCTGCCAAACAATTTTGTTTGCAGTAGATCGCGAGTCTTTTCGCCGCTGTAACCCAACAACCAAGCTGTTATAGACTTTTCAAACCGATGCCCATTCCAGTTTTCCGGATAATCACCGGTTAGATGTATCGCATCAATCAAACATCCGGTACGACTTTTACCAACTTGATTCGCCGCCATCAACATGCAAGAGTGATAACGTACTGTTGCAGCGTTAAACTTTAGCTGCCATTCATACAGTGATTCCCAATCCAGCATTGCAGCTCTATCTTTATTACGCCGCGCTTTTTCTTCTAGCAGCCGTAGCAGCTCAATCTTTTGTTGTCGCGACTGCATTTAACGCTTGTAATCGTCTATCTAATTCTTCGTCTGTCATGTTTGCGTATTCGATCGGGCCGCCATTTGCGCCAGTTAACTCAGACTTATCAGCTAAGCCTAAATCGCGTGCAATTATGTTAGCGTTCAACTGGTCAGCCGCAGCGCCTTCGAACTTTTGTTTTCTTATTATTTCTTCGGCTCGCGTTGTGACCTCGATAAAATCTTCTTGCTGCCTATAGTTCCGCCACGCATCTTGTGATATATCCAGAAACAAGCATAAGCCCATAAGTGTCATTGCTCGCATCTTTGGGATTTGATCTTGTACTGGAGCACCTTGGAACATATAGCTCTTTGTTTCGAACAGTGGGTTATCTTCATTCCACTTGAAATATTCAACGCACGCAGTCCACAGCTCATCAGGATTAGCAAATATCGGTTTGCGCCCGTGAGAACTTCGCGCCTCCCAGAATCTATTGCCTTTCGGAGCTGACATACATCACCTTACATTTGTATTTCTATAATTAGTTTATTGATCTAATCTTTAACTGATTTACATCTACTTTAACTTGCTGCACGTCTTTTTTGACATTCTGTAAGTCTTCGTTAACCGAGCGAATGTCCTCAGTATTTTGTCTCGATATTTTCTCAATCGAATCTATTGTTGCTTGTAGCGTCTTAAATTGAGCATTAAGACTAATCACGTTGTCTTTAATCACATCACTATTTTCAGTGTGATGCTTTAGCTTTCCAAAGCTTTTATAAGCTATCAACGCAATTATAAGTGTGCATAAGCTTATCGTGATAACACAAAAAACCACACCAGCAATGATTGGCGACTTATCTAATAAATGATCAAACATTGTGATGATCAGCGCTAAGGTATCTGCAGCCACCGGAACTTGCTCCATCATTCACCCATGAACGCTGAATCTGGGTAGAACTTGTGCATATATTCGGTTACTTCTTTCTGCTTGCCGTGAACATGAGCATGATTCGATGCTACCAGTGACATTGGTATAGCTGCACCCAGTCTTTCAGCAGCATGCACAACAGCGGGAGAATCTCGTAATGCTATGGCTGTGGTGACAAAATGCCTCATTCCATCAATGATTTTTGCAATATCTTCATCCGTTTTTCCACCGATTTCATTCATAATTGCTGGAACGAAGACCTGCTCAGCAGCTTGCTTAGTCGAATCAACCGCAATACTCACCGCTGTTTCTGCAAATGTTTTAATCAGCGTTGCAAAAAGTGCATTCATTCTTTTTTCCTTTTCGATTACAGCAAAATATCGAGTAAAACTTGGTGTTGTCGGTTTTAACATTTCACCCTCAAGACGCTTAGTCAACATGCAGAGGGTGAAGACTGCATTTTACGTTGACTAAGCGGGGGGGGGAGACAATAAAAAAACCCCAACTAAGGGGTTTGAATGCGCATCGAGAAACTGAGAGAAACCCGCGTGCGGTCTAACTTATACGCTGTATTTCAACACCGAGCTTTGCAGTGCGGATATACTTTAGACAACTCTGCTATATTAGAAAATCATACCGCATTATCGTAATCATTTCAATCTGCTTCTAACGTGCCTAGCTATTCTTTGCTTGATCTCTGTCACAATTTTACAACTTTCTATAAAATGCTTTTCGTAATCTCGCGCCCAGTTCTGCTTAGGCGCGTCTATTATTCTTGATAATTCGCTATCTGTTCGCGTCATATATCCAGACGCATCACAAACATAACACTTGTGCTTATGGCCTGACTGGTCACGGTATTCTTTCTGACCTCGGCATGTTGTGCATACAAAACCATCTCGAATTGTGACTATGTGGATAATACTTAGCTTCTCGGCTTTAGCGTCTCGTATTTGTAATTCATGCACTAACTTTTTAATCAGTAAGTGATGTAGCATGAGTAAATCAGCGTGAGTTGTAACGTCAATCGAATAGCTTTCGGGAGTGTAAACGTAGCTGTGCATTGCATAGCGTTTGTGCAGGTCGTTGAGTCCTGATAGTGCGTAGGCTATATCGCTAGACGTTAATGCTTGGAATCCTCCTTGTATGTGATTTATATCAATATGACCCGCGTTTAATCTTGCTAACACTTCCGACATTATCCACCCCTTATTCTTTAAACTCTCTCAAATCAAAATATACGTACTCTTTACCCTTTGGCACTATGCTTTTTCTAAGCACAATCTCATAAATCAGTGAATCATTTATATTGTATTTCTTGGTTAAGCAATCAAGAAAAGGCTTAACAGGATTATCTAAATCCGACCGCTTACGACTAAACCCAAACTCTATGTAAATTGTGTACCTGTCGAATTTGTTGATAGTAGACGGGAGCAATAAGCAAACAGCTTCTTCATATAGCTTCTTTTTCTTAGTGCTGAACCGTCTTCCTTGCCATGCTTCATTAACGCTTAACGGTTTAATTTTAAGCATTACAGCACTCATTAAATACAATCCTGTGCTAAATAAATTCCATGCTTCAATATGCCTTTTCGATCCTCAATCACCGGCACATGGCATTCATTATCACGTAAAATCTGATCTGCTCTATCTTTCAAGTCGTACTGCTTACCAAATTCAGCCTCGAAACGTGCTTTGTTTGGATGTACCGCTATAGCACTCCCGTTGCATTGATGATGTGCAGCGCATAATGGCAATACTCTTTTGTGTGCGTCTGGCTTAGTTCTCCCGTCTATATGATGAATTGAACAGTGATCATTAAACTTATCAAGCCCGAAATTACACGCAACGCAACCAACTAGGTTTACAAGATCATTCCAGTACTGTGATTCTTCTTTGCTTGGATTAGTGCCTTTCATTCTACATGCTCACAGCGATGATTCTCATTAGTTAAATCCCCACAGTCTTTGCAAAAATCGGCAGCTACTGTTTCAACGATAAATACCCTAAGATCATCCATGTATTCAAAATTCTTAATTTTTGCATTTAGATCAACAGCTATATTTATATAGCCTAAGATTTCTTCCATCTGCTCAAGTAATTTATCTGGATATTCTTTATCTACAGATGTTAGTTTTGACATAAGCGCATATATAGCGCCATCACTTAGATTTTTCATACTCGCCCCGCATCATCTGGATTAGTCAAAGTTATGCCGTAATTGGCCGCAAACTCTTGTATACCGTCCATCAGTGTGCGCATTTCTTCAACGTCATAATCGGCCCATGATTTCAGCTCTAGTTGCACCTCTCCAAATACTTCAACAGTTCTCAATACACCATAGGCTTGCTTCATTCTCAGCTTAATCTGTTCCATCGTGTAGCATTCAGATGCTTGTGCAATCTCAGCACACCATAAATGAGCTGTTCTTAGCTGGTGAGGTGTTTTTTTACATTTCTGTATTCGCATTTCATAATTCTTACCTAATTCAACAGCGTTCAGTACTTCATGCGCATAGTCTAATTGCCTTTGTCCAATAAGTTTAACTATGGCCATATGCCGCCACCGCACCAACGAAATATATAGCTGCAAATATGATTGACAGGCTCGCTATGAACACTACAAATTTGATT